GTCTCGCACAACGTGAATAAACTGGTTGGATGCCATGTGCGGTTCTCCTTTATTGAATGACTCTATAGAGGATAGCGACAATATGTCGCCGCGTCAAGTTTTCTATTGACGCCGCGTCACGAAGTGTATACGCTCTATAAGACACCCGGAGCATTCAATGTGGGACCAACCACACTATACATTTCATATTAATGGCAATCAGCACAGCAACCTTGTCAAGGCGCTCGAGACGACCGTGCCCGGTACGCTGGCTTATGGTCGCATACCATTTCACGACCGTAAAGTCCGTGTTGCGAAAGCCTCGAATGGGCAGATGGCTTCGATGAACTACTTCGAAGTCATGGTCCCTTTGAATGCTGCGTGGTTGGTGACGCAACAGTTGCAGAAGCACGCTGTACCTTTTGGGGTATACGCCAACGATGAGTTGGAGTCGCCTTTCTGGAATGAACGTCTGCGCCCTCGACTCGAGGCAGAAGGTCGTGCCCAGATAAACGATCTCATCGAGAGAAAGCTACTTTGGCCTCATGTTTCTGATATCGTTACGCCATACCAAGCGATTGGTGTAGGCTGGTCACTATCTCGACCATGGGCATTGTATGTCTATGCGTGCGGGAGCGGTAAGACGTTGACTGCCATCTTGGCGGCATTGGCTCGACCTGGACCTACTCTTGTAGTCTGTCCCGCCAAAGCCCGACATGTTTGGTGGTCTCAAGTTCAAGAATACACAACAATCAAACCATATCGACTGCGACCCGAATCAGGGCGACGGAAGGGAGAGCCAAGCCTTACTGATTATTTGGAGCAAGCGGCAGCGGCAAGGACGCGACCATTCGTGGTTGTGGGGGCCGAAGCTCTGCCAGATAACCTTGATGCAGTCAGGCAGGTCAACCCGAAGGTCTTGATTCTCGATGAGATTCATACGCATGGAAGCCACAAGCGGTGGCGTGCGATTCAAGAAGCTGATGGGAATGTATCGTTCGAACGACGAAAGACAGCTGCCAGTCGAGACACAGACTCGATGACCAATCGTGAAGTGCGTGCTTGTGCCACGATGGACACCAGCCGATTGCCCAATCTACGGCTGCGCATTGGTCTGACCGCGACTCCCTTGGATGATGGGCGACCTCGTCGGCTGTGGTCTCAACTCGACTTGTTGGTACCGGGTGGGTTTAGCTTCTCCTACAGTAAGTTTGCGATTCGGTATTGTAAGGCGCGGCCCGGTGACTTTGGGGGTCTCGACGACAAGGGGGCCAGTCACCTCGATGAACTCAAGGCTCGATGCAGCTCATTGATACATGAGGTGCCGTATAGTGAGTCCCATGCGGCATTGCCCTCGACACGGGTTCAAGTCGTGTACTTGGACAACAGTGAACTCAACCGGTCGGAGAGGTGGTCCGACAAGCAAACATTCAATCAGGCTCTCAAGGGTATCGCCAAGGAAGCGAGCCGAGACCCATTGGCTCGAGAGAGAATGATTGAGGCAAGGCTCGCTGAAGCATGTAGCCGCAAGCGGCGTTACGTCATCGACGAAGTCATCGAAGGTCTTCGTGGTGGGGGGAAGGTCGTTGTCTTTACAGCACGTCGTCGTGAGACGGAGACGTGGGTTGAAGCCTTGAAGAAAGAGGTCACCAAGGGTGACGCAGCTGTGGGTCAGATACCGATTTGGATGGCGCATGGTGGTGTCAGTGAATCCGATAGGGACCACATCACCGATTCCTTTCGAGACTCATCTGGACCGTGCTGCCTCATTGCCACAGGTCAAAGCATCGGTACGGGCGTCGACGGTCTTCAAACAACTGACCTTGCTATCTTTGCGATGCTGCCTTGGAAGCCGGGTGACTTCGTGCAGTGGAAAGGAAGGTTCGACAGGCTGGGTGGTAGCCCTACTTTGCTGAAAGTCCCAGTCGCATCTGGTACATACGATGAGCGTGTGGTGACCATCTTGACGGAGAAGTTCGGTCCCATCGAGCAAATGTTACGGGCAGATGAGTTGCGGGGGCTGGATGAGAAGTTGTTGGGTCTCGAAGACAAAGATGCCCTGCTGGATTCAATCATTGAAAAGTTAGGAGACCTCAAATGACAGAACAAATCCTCATCGACGCAGGGCGAAGTAGTCGTGGTTGGAGCCGCATTGGTCAGTTCATGCAGTGTCCCCAGAAGTTTGCCTACGACCAACGCTTGAACATCGACCTCATCCCTGCCAGTGCGCTGACACGAGGAAGCATGGGCCACATCATCCAAGCGCATCAGCACGCCATCTGGGGTTGTCAGCAGGGTGGCGTCATTGTCGATACACGCTATCACGACGATGAGTCTGTATTCCTGCCACCCGAAGAGGCACTACATACGTGGTGCGATCACAACAAGCAGGGTCATGACTACATCGACCGTATGCTTGAGACGTTTCGACGATACATGGCTCGACACCCAGAGCCTCCGGGGCGTGTGCTCGCTGTCGAGTACCAAATCATTGCGGTTTTGGGGTGGAAGGAATCATTAGAGGGGCCATGGGGGCTATGGGTCATCGATGATTGCAACGAAGAGGACCTGCGCACAGCGGCCACACCTGCCACACGGTTCACTGCCTACGACGGGAAGCCCATCATCCCATCCCCCTTGAGCTGTCCAGGTCACAAAGACCACGGAAAGCCCATCTTCATCACCCGACGAGTTGACATGGTCATCGAGGACCGACTTGGTCGGGTTTGGGTCTGGGATCACAAGCACCAGGCAAGAGTCTCGAGCAAGAGTGGCATTGATGCCTACGCCATCGACGGTGGGTTTGCGGTGTTTCGAATCATGGGTGCTCAGATTTGGCCCAACTTTGCGGGTCTCATGCTCAATCTGATTCAGACCCAAGAACCGTGGGCGGTCTCACGTCCCACTGTCCCACCGACTCCACATCGAGACGGCCATTTGCCTGAGTTGCTCTGGCGAGCGGAGCATGGGATTGCAAAACTCGACCTCGAGCAGTCCGACTTTTTCCGATGGCCCAAAGCCATGCACGAAGTTGCATGTGTCCACCGCTACGGAAAATGTTCTGGTATTGATCTTTGTAAATATGGCCCAGCTGCCCTTTCTGGCCCATAGTCATTACCGACACGTTAACTTTTTTCCGATTTCACTTGATGACCACGCATGACACTGATAGTGTCATTGAACCCTGAGCCTGGAGCGAACATGTCCACCCACCCAACGGTGCTTGCTGCCGTCTATGGCAAACCGAAAAAACGAAAGACGAGTGATGTGCTCGCCTGTTTCCCTACAGCTCTTTGCATTGGTGTTCCCAGTGCAATCATGCTGGTCGCGGAGAACGAACTTGGATTCACGCCGTGTGTTCACCAAGATCCACCCCAGACGCTTCCCGATCTGGTCCGAATGCTCGACGATTTGGGCGAGACAGGCCGCGCATCAGACTATGGTGCCATCATCATCGATGATGCGAGCCACATCTGCCGCCAATCGATGTTGGTTTGGGAAGAACAGTCGCCGACAGGTCGATCTGGGAAGAAAGACAGGTTTTGGGCGTATCAACAGTTGTCAAAGCATATTCTGCACCTTGCTGGTGTCTCTCGACACTTGGGTGTCCACATGGCCATGACTTTCCATGAACGGCCCGGTGGTATGAACGCTGACGGTGTCTATTGCCCCGGTGGTCCCGACGTTCCGAGTCGAAATCAAACTGAGGTCATCCCATCCTGGTGTGACATCACTGTTCGTGCCCAAATCGATGCGAACTATCCCGATCCTTGGTTTCAATCGGTCTACTTCTGCGATCCCCAAGACCCTGAGTGGGTCACGGGCGACCGCAACGGCATTTGCTACGACCGCACACCCGGCAACCTTCGTGAAATCCTGAACGCCAGCGCGACCGACTATTCGTTGCGACGGCTTGACGGGTTGGAGTGGCAAGACACTGTTGCAGAGCAGATTGCTTCCGTGATTGCAGCAGGTCAACCCGCACACGAAGCGGTTACGCAAACTGTCGCTGGAATGAGCGCACATCCGTTGCATCTGCGGTGGGCCTGCCAAGATGGCATTGCCCGTGGCATCTTGCGCCTTCGAAAGAACAAGAGTCTCTTCGACTTCACCGAAGCAGCCGAAGCCGCATCACAATCGTCCGGTGGACCAAGTCTTCCACCACCCCCTCCGACTTCATAGAACCTCAACCGGCAATCTTGCCACTCAACAACACAAAACTGGAGAGCCACATGGCTACTTTCATTATTCCTGCTCACGCATTCACATCTGTCCAAGCTGCGGGGAGTTCCGCACCGAAGACGGGCTACTACTCCGCCACCATCACTGCGGTTGAAGACGGTCAAAAGAATAGCTTCTCTCGTCGGGTCAGCTTGACTCTCGAAGGCGGCTACACCACGAGAACCTTCTTGAACACTCCGTACAATGCGGACAACCCACCCACCATCTATCCTGGTATCACCAAGGAAAAAGCTGACGCAATGATTGCTTTCACAAAGGCGATTTTTGAGTCGGCTGGCTACACCAACAAGCAAGTGGAAGATGCTGGTGGGGTATCCGATGACTGGCTGGTCAACAACACCGTTTACGTCGAGTTTCACAATGCAAAGGACATTGGCTCGAAGTATCACCAAGTTGTTGGTTTCATGAAGCAAGCACAATACGACAGCCTCATTGCAAATGGTTCGAAGCCTGCTGTCGCTACTTCCACGCAAGTTGCGAACGCACCTGCCGCTCCAATGAACGCATCTGCTCCGCAGACCGTTGTTGCTGCTGCAACCCCCGCGCCAGCCCCTGCTGCAGCGACACCTGCCCCACTTCCTGCTGCACCAAACAATGGTGTTGGCGTTGGTGGTGTGGCACTTCCTCCCGCACCTATGATGAGCAACGCTCAGAACATCATCAGCTAAGGTATCGATGGCAACCTCTCTACAGTTTGAACCTCGTGAGTTGGGTTGCCGTTGTGAAGTTTGTCCCTTGGGGCCAGCTGGCGTTCTTCGTGAAAACGAATGGCGACCGGTTGGCCCTGAGTTGCATGAGGGGACCCGTGTTCTTGCAGTCGCGGAGTCTCCTGGTTCAGAAGAGGTTCAGGTGGGTCGCCCCTTGGTGGGTCCCAGTGGTCACGAATGGGTTGATGCACTGAAAGCAACGGGCCATCGAAGGCCTGATGTTGACCTCACCAACGTCATCTGCTGCAAGCCACCGGGCCAGAGTGGTGGTGCTTGGTTACGCATGGCGAAGCAACTTGACCGCATGAACAAAGACCGACGAAAGAATGGGCACGACCCTGTCCCACATCCGTCAACGTGCTGCCGCCCAGGTCTCCTCCAGTTGGCGAGCACGTACCGTGACATCATCACACTGGGCAAGACCGCAACCACGGCTCTGACAGGCAGACACCAATCAATCATTGCCACCCGTGGTGGTCCCATTGGTGTTGATGAAGACTTCAACGTCTCCGACATCGACCAAGCTGCCCATCGTATTTTGCCGATGCTCCACCCCAGTTTCATCCGACGCTCACCAAGTTGGCGACATGTTCTCCATGCGGACTTGGGCAAAGCCTTTCGTTGGTTCAGTGATCAGCTGCGGTGGACAGAGCCTGAGATTCTATGGAGACCCGACGCTGCAACATTGCAACAGTGGTTGTCGCAGCACGCACCGTTTTTCACTTGTGACGTGGAGACCGATGGCATCGAAGCGTTGACATGCAACCTGCGCTGCATTGCCATTGCGATTCCTGACATGGATGAAACTGGTAAGGCGGTCGCGGCATCAAGAGAGACAACAGCCAAGGCTGTGGGCATCAGTTTCCTATCGACCAATGGTGTCACACGCTTCTATGACTCAGTAACCGAAGCCCAAGTCCGTGCTGTTCTGATTGATTTCTTCATCAACCCACGATTCGTGAAGGTCGGACACAACTTCAACAGCTATGATCGCATGGTCATTGAACATCACTTCGGTGTCACACCGAAACCGGTTGTCGATACACTGTTCCCCGCACGGTTCAGAGCACCCGACCTCCCGAAAGGTCTGAAGACCATCGGCAGCATCCTCACCGACGTGGATCGATGGGAGACGACGGAGAAGGGCAGCAAGATTTCAACAGGTAGTCAAGACGATGACGAGCTTTTGCGCTACTGCATCATTGATACAGTCGTCAACGCACGCATTGTGGTGCCGCTCATTGAGGCAACCGCAGCAGCTGGGGCATTCCGTCCGCTGCCAGAGCAACTGAAGCCGCGTTCATGGCCAGCACAACAACCGTTCAATCTCAATGAGGTTGACCATGCAACCCAAGACATGTGTGTGGGTCTCCATAAAGCTGGTGTGTGGGTAGACCAAGAGACCCGTTGGGCACTCGAGATGGAGTATGAAGCGTCCGTTCGGCAGCGCCAGAAGCGATTGGCAGAGATGGTTACCGAAGCGGGATTCGGTAGGCTCGATGTCAAAGCCGCGAGTCATGACGATGATCCTGAGGTCGGTACCAAATTCAAACCGGGGAGCTACGATCAAATCCGAGAGCTGCTCTACACACATTGGAACCTTGGTATTCCTCCTGCGCTCGAAGCCCGTGACTTCTACACCGACAGTGGGTTGCCGGGAACTGGTGATGCAGTCTTACGAGCACACTTGGCGAGCGGTAACCTTGACCTACTGCAAGGGGCATTCATCAGAGAGTTGCGTCTGTTTCGCAGAGAGCGGAACAAGATACTGGGTACGGTGCTCTATCGGATGCGTCGTCGACGTGATGACCCAAAGCTGGGGTTGGTTTGGGATGATGGGCGGGTGCGCAGCAACTGGAATGCCCATGTCACCAGTGTGGGTAGATTGAGTAGCTCCGGTCCCAATCTTCAAAACATCGGCAATCGCAAGGGGCAGGGTCGGTTGAAGTCCATCTTCGCCGCGCCCCCTGGACGAATGTTGGTTGGGGCCGACCTCGACCAAGCGCACCTGAGAATCATCGCCAACTATTGGAAGATTCCTTTGTTGCTCGAATGCTTCCTCGAGGGCAAAGACCCACACAACACCTTGGCGTATCATGTCTTTGGAAGCAAGTTCAAGGGGGCAAGTGGCTGGGGACCTGATGGGTTCAGCTTGTACCGTAAGCCCAGCAGCGGGGATGCCAAGGCGATGCGTGACATCTCAAAGACCTTTCGCTATGCGAGTATCTATGGAGCTTCGCCAGCTACCATTTGGCAAGTGCTTACGTCAACCGAGACCGATGATGCCAAGTTGCCCTACATGGCGATGACCCAGCGCGAAGTCCGTGTCATCCATCAGAAGTGGATGGAGTCCGAGCCTGAGTGGGGTCAAGCATGGGACAAGATGCAACGGGCATTCGACCAACAGAACCATATGGAGGAGCCTGTGTTTGGGCGGCGCAGCGGCTCCCTATCCGATGGCAAATTGAATGAGGTGGTGAACTTCCCCATCCTCGCTGCTGAGTCCTCACTCATGCGTATTGCAGAACACCGTGTAATGGAGGCGTTCCCGTTCAACTTCGCTGGTCCTGGTACCGGCATGATACATCAGTGCCATGATTCGATTGCGGTGGAAGTGCCAGAGGCGATGGTCGAAGACGCCGCCAAGACGATTGAAGAATGCATGACGTTGGAGCTTCCCGGTTGGGAGGTTCCTGTCACAGCAGAAGCCGATTTCGGCAAAACCCTAAAGGATGTCTAAGGAGAATACTATGCCTGAAGCACGATACTTCTTGGCGCACACGCGCCAAACACCCGACGCCGCCATCGATGGTTGGACAGCTGCTTTGACCCAAGCATTGGTGCAACCAGACTGGGTCACCAAAGTTGTTCCCGGTCGCGATGACTTCGAACAACGTGCTGCTGGCTTGGGTGGCTGGAAGCGGTGGTGCTACGACGTCCCTTGCGGATGTCAGTATGATGGTACCCCCTTCTTCCATGGCATCGTGGTTCCGATGTTTGATGTGAATGAGGCGCTTGGCAAAGCCACAGCGCAAATCGTCGAGGGGTTCATTCAACAAGGCAAGCACGCATTTGCATGGTCACCCACGACCAACACCTTCGTTAAGATTTTGGGTGTCACAGTACTGCCCGGTGACAACTGGAAAAACTGGGCCACTCTGCAGCTGGACGCATCAACGGAGAAGGAGGCAACGGGGCACCGCAAGAACGTTGCCAAGAGCATGGCCGATGAGATGTTTGAACAGGACATCAACCGCCAGTTTGACGAGGAGATCGAAGAACCGTGGGAGGAATGGGAAGTAAATGGAGGAGGAGCTTGACGCGACGGTATTTTGACCTTATCATAACGACACGTTATTGAGTTACATCAACCCCGGAGAACCCTATGGCAAAAGCCAAACTCACCCCCATCTATGTCAACCGTGTGGATTCGAACATCAAAGACCCAAACGGTGACACCTACAGCATCAAGCTGTATCCCAAGACACTTCTGCTGGGGAGCAACACCAGCCACAAGAGTGCTGTCCTGCAGAGCGTCGAGCTTGCATTGACAGGTGCCGCCGACGATGTGGTTGGTCGCAACAACGTGAAGGACCCCAAGCTCTTGAGTACCTTGACCAATGCAGAAGAGTTGTCTGCGAAAGCTGCAATCTTTGGTGGTGATGATGATGTCGCTTCGTACACGCTGCCGCAGGGAAAGCGACCGGTTCACAACAGCCAGTATGATGATGCTCTGGTCAATCGCATAGTGCGTGAGATCTTGCATGGTTCATCAGCGAGTGCTAGGAAAGCATTCCTGTCGTTCTCTGCGGGGTCCGTCAGCCGTGACGACGTGTTGGCCAACATGCCCACGCAGATACACGCCAAGTACAACGACATCGCAGAGCGGCAGCAGGGGTCAGAGATTGACAAGTTGCTTGCTGTCATCAAGTACGCGGACAGAACACAACGGGATGCGGCCAAAGAGTTGCGTGGCGCACAAGCCGTACTCGACAATGGGTTGAACAACCAACTCGATAGCCGCCCATCCGACGCAGATGTTGAAAAGCTACGAGTGTCCTTGGCTGATGAGACAAAGGGATTGGAGGCAGCGATTGCTGTAGAGGCCTTGAGTTCTGTGCCATCGCTCGAGGAGACCCAACAGAAGTTGAAAGAAGCACATGATACCATCGGGCAATGGGATGCGGAAGTGTGGGCATGTGAACAACGACAACTCGCCGCAGCCCCCGACCCCCAGCTTGAGCGGGCAGTGGACTTGCTCTCCACAGCTGTCGATGCAGGGGCACCAAACTGTCCTGCCTGCAATAGCCTGGTGGGAACGAAGCATCTGTCAGCATGTAGGGATGCATATCAAAAGAGCCAATGGGCACTCGAGGATGCAGCACACGACCCGTCTCTTGCCTCGGCGCTTTCGGCTGCTGAGTCTTCTCTTCAGCAATGGGAAGCC